ATAGAGATGGAAGGAGCTCCACCAGGAAACAACGGAACATGTCCACGCCCTTCTGTAAACTCATAGGGACTGTATCGGGTACAGTTTTTTACGGAGGATCTTGGATCTTCTGCCAAGGTCGGTCGTTCAATCTCTTTCGGAGGCAAGATATGACGGGTCACTGCCGTGGCATCCCAATGCCATAAGGGGCACACAGGACCCTTTGACGGATCCTGCATATTTCTACGACTTTCCGTAATATTCTTTTCAGCCATACGATCAATAGACATTCTAATAATACCAAAGAATAATTCCTCGGGAATTATTCTTTGGTATTATTAGAATCCGAGTTTATTCTTTGAGTCGCAAAGCGACTCAAAGAATAAACGACATTCTCTATCTATGGAAAAAGAAATTATGAATAATTCCTTTGGAATTCTCCTTTGTATAATTATGAATGACGAATCTTTAATCGATACTTTCGTATAAACTTGTCTAAGACGCGTTGACATTTGCAGCAAGGGGTGCTATCTCGCAATCGAATCATTCCTTCTTCATCATATTCAATACGAACAACCACCAAGGTTCGATCGTACAAGTCCTCATAATCAATCTCTTTTAACAGAGCAATTTCAGCATGAAGGGTATAATCATAATATCCAACTCCACGACTACGAGATCCAACTCGATTTTGTGAATAATTTAAGACACTTGTATTACCATCTGACAATAAGAAGGATCGGTGATCAAAGGTATTCAGACGATCCACAACAGACGGTGGATTTTCATCTAAGAAAGTATGAATGGTTCGCCGCCATTTTTTAGACATATCATTTGTAATTATATATAAATGAGATGCTATAGATGATATTCATTTTTTTCCATGAATGGTATGTATAAAATCACAGACCTTGGCAGTATCATTTGATTTCAAGGTAAAGACAATTTGTTTCGGTGTAATGACTAAAAAGGTGGGAAAGGATCTTACATTGCAATATCCTGCTGTGTAATCATTTACAACATGATCACAGCGCCAAACAGGAAGTTCATATTGAGAAGCAATGCGATCAATGGCAGCAAGATCCAAGGCTTTACACGGTCCACACCAAGCTGCTGTAAAATAAACTAGCATAGCACCATCATACGGGCGAAGACCGGAAGGGCACTCGGTTCCTTTCACCCAATTCCATCGTTCTTCAAATTGAGCTTGCTCGGTCAGTTCCAACATTCTATAGTTGCTTTCGTATAAAATCGTAGAATCCTTTTGCACCACCAGCAAGAAGAAGTGCTGCAATAGATCCTGCTAATACGGGACCTAATCCATTACCCTCACGGATAACGGATGGACGAGCACCTCCTGTCATAGCGGGAACAGCAGGAGTGAACTGACTAGCAAGAGTCGCTAGTTTTTCTGGATTTGCTAAGTCTGCTGCCTGGCTAGCAGCTCCTGCTGTAATACTAGCTCCATCCTTTTCTATTTGTGTTGCAATCGTAGCCGCTGATTCTCCAATTCCAAAAATAGGGCTTATTAATTTTTTATAAATCTCTTCCAAAAGTTCTTTTCCAAATAAGAAGGAAAAGGGGGCAAAGATACTTAGAAAGGAGGGAAGAGCTGGTAATGCTGGAAATAAGCTAAAAAACCAATCTAACCAAGATATATCTTTTATTGGTGCAGCAGATGCAGCTTGTTTAGCAGGATCTTGCACAGTAAACAAAGATTGTGCATCAATTGGCTTGAATAAGAAGGAATAAGGAAGTGGACTGGAAATTCCTTCTGTCATAACGGTTCGCATAGTAAAAACTGCATGGTACATATCCCATGCAACCCAGAACCATCCAAACAAAAATAGAAAGATATTGAAACAACTAATCAATTTTACAATTCCTTGTCCATATTCTCCTAGATAGAATTTATCCGCTCCTAAACATCCTAAAAAGGTTAAAATTGTGTAAAGAATATAATCTTTAGGAGCCATAAAGCTAGATCCTGGTGTTGCAAAGACACCGCGTCCAATTCCCTTGACCCAATCAAACGGAGAATTCAAGCCTTCTTTTTTAATACGATCACCATCTCCTATAATCTGTATAATATCCCAAAAATACCACAATCCAAATGTAAATAAATTCATGAGTATTTTTGCAATCGCAGTTGGAAAGGATCGCAAATAAATATGATCTACTCCAAAAAAACCCAGTAAGATAGATAATATAACAAAGGTCATATAATTTCGATCAGGGTGTTTCCAAACTTCTACATCGCTCATTAAATGAACAAAATTGGATGGATGCTCATTCATGTCTCCCTATCCGCAACAGCTATTTCTTTGAAAGAAAGATTACACAGTAAATAAAATACCACCAAGACCAGCTACAATACGTAAAATATTATAATTTGTTGCATACACTGTCACACCTGAATCATATTGGGGAATGGATTGGTTCATCTCCAATTGTAATACAATTGAATCAATACGACTTGCATTACAGGTTCCTTGGGGTTGTGATGCTTCCGGGGCTAATGAAAAAGAATATACATAGATGAAATCATTCGGAATTGCGGTATGATACTGCCATGGCTGTACTAATCGGAAATAAGCAGCGGATCGTTTCTCAAACCGATCGTATCCATCCAACTGAATTAATGCAGTATTAATAATATCCGTATTGACGACAGGATACTCTGTATAGGTACGAGATCCATAGTTAAACCACTCTTTTAAGGTTTGCATACGATCCTGTTGACAGACCCATATAATCTCTTTGAGCGGATGATTGAAGTTCAGGGTCACATTGGCATATAGAGAGTTTACAGGAATACTGGTACGACGCTGAATTTGACTTTGTTCAATCAGATATTCATGTTTGCTAGACGTAAAGCGACGTCGTTCCTCTGTGTCCAAATAGATAAAATCTCCCCACAAGATCATATCGGTGATAACGGGAGGAGCGGCAGTTCGGAACGAAGGATTCGTTTCATAGGCAGTTGAATAGACCATATCGTATCCACTCTTCAGCTTAATATAGATACGAATCGGAGTGGATTGAAGAGCTATGAGAGGAAGTGCTAAGCCGACATTGTTACAAAACCAAAAGTTGATAGGAATAAAGAGGCGAAGAGGACCATGTTGAGAGGTTTCATCATAGGCTTCTTGATATCCTGTCATGTAACTAAAGCCGGCTTGTTTGGCACCACTGGTTCGCAATTTATTCCAAATATACATCCATTCACCATATTGACGATCGATCTCCACCTGACCAATTAAAATACTCACATAATCAATCATAGCATATCCAATTCCATTCACCCAAGAAGTATCGGGAGTAGAAGGAGGAGGTGGTGTACTTCCGTCAGATAACGGACCGTCTGGTGTGATATACGGAAGTTGAATCTCCAACATCAATTGTGTTAATAAATCACCACTGCGGGGAATTGTTGTTGTCACTAATTTATTAAAATCCACTGCAGATTCAAAGACAATTCGTTGCGTTTCCATACTAAAATTGGTATGACGCTTATATACTTGTTTAAAAAAGGTGGTTTGAGGGTTTCCCGTCAGATAAATATCTTGACGACCGGTTGCCACCAATTGTAATAATCCTCCTTGTCGGCTCATACTCTACTTTTAACAAGGTAAATCGCATTCTACTTTACCTTAGCCCATGTTAGAATATGTCTTTTACTCAAACAAGTCAATTAAATTCTTTATTGCTACGAGGGTTGCAATTCAGAACCAATAGTAACGTTCCGATCTCCACATCATATGCATTGTATGCTGATGGGCGAGGCGGAACCTTCTGGGATCAAGCCTTGAAAGCAAGTGACCTTTCCTCCTACAGTACAAGTGTGGCAACTATTGCGGAAAGTCAATCCACCCTCACCTTTTATACTACAAGCAGTGTTACAGGTATGCAAGAACAAATTAGTACATTAGAGCAAGATTTCTCTACCTTGGCAGGATCCGTCAGTACTCAGATTGACCAAGCAATCTTTAGCTTTTCAACCAATCAATACTTCATTGATCAGCTCAGTAGCATTCAACTGGAATTAGAAACAGAAATTAGCAGTCTTTATTCTACATTGAGTAGTTATGATAATGCTAATTTCAGTACCTTATCCTCCTACATACTAGAATCTCAATTGATAAGTTTTGGATATACCGATTCCTCTATTTCTACTGTGTATACACAGAGTGTGAGTACATCACAAGCCAATCTTGATACATTTTCAACTTCCATTAACAATGCTGTGATTAGCACAAGTATTGGTTTTATATCAACTGTAATCAATCAAAACTCATCTTTAGCCTATTATATTTCAACAAATACAGCAGAAACAGCATCCACCAATTCTAGTTTTCTAATGATGTTTTCTACAATCGATACAAGATTATCTAGTCTAGAATTGATGAGTACAGGATTATTATCTACCATATCTAGTTATACGGATCCACTTGTAAGTACGAGTCTAGGAATTGAGAATTCTACAAATCAATCCACATTTACAAATATTTATAGTACACTTGAATTGATTAGTACAACTAGTATTTCTACTGCACAAATTGCAATTAGTACTGCGCAAGGATTTGCAGGGCAGATTAATATACTCTCCGCTGAAATTAATCAAAATACATCTGATATTTTATCTCTATCCTATAGTTTAGAGCTTCTTACAACAAGTACCTTAATTAGTTCTATATATGAGTCTTTCTTAGGGTTAGAACAATTTTGTTGTACCTTGGTACTAAGTACAAATAGCGATCTCGTAAATTCACTAACATCAACAACATATGAATATATTTCTACCATTTATTCTACAATTGTAAGTAGTGTTTTAGCACTAGCAGGAGATGCCTTTGGATCTACCATTGCAAGTACCTCAGCTGGATTAACCAGTACCTTTGTATCCACATTGAGTACTATTTATGATGATTTTACATCCAGTTTAACTGCACAATTGGATTCAAGTATTTTAGCCTATGTCAGTACTCCTGTTGCAACAGCAATTAATGAGTTTAGTACCACGACATATAATGTGATTAGTACCTTTAGTACACAGTATGAAACAGCTCTTGCCAATTTTAGTACATTATCCGAAATAGAATTAAGTACCTTTAGTACGTTGTATTATTCTACCTTGTATCAAACAAATGAGACCTTTACAAACTTTGTCATTGGATTGCAAAACTTTGTGAGTAGTTCTGCACTTTCAACACTGTATACACAACAACTCTTTACCTTGAGTGGAACAAATTCCACAGCATCATTAAATCTTCCTGCCTTTCGAAACTTTGCGATTCATGTGAGTGATATATTAGATGCATCTCAATATCGGATCACCTATGATCCAACGGCACTCTATGGAATGGATTGGAAAACAGGAACAATACTGATTAATGT